ATGATTAAAGTTATTGCTAATGTTGAAAGAGAGCCGGGGGAAAAGAATTTCTCGTGCCACATGAATGTCGAGACTCTGAATACTGGCGTTTGGGGTATGGGAACATCGGCAAAGGCAGCCATGGAAGATATGATGTGTGGCTGGAAAGATGTAGAAGACGAATTAAAAGAGGAGGGAAGAGAGATCCCTGTTCTTGACATAGAGTACAGATTTGATGTCGGGGCACTTTTTAGCTATTATGATTTTCTCAATATTACCGGAGTGGCAAAAGAGATTGGAATAAATCCCTCCGTAATGCGCCAATATGCAATAGGCGTACGCAAACCGAGCGAAGAACGGAAATCAAGGATTTTACAAGGTTTTGCAAAACTATCTGACAAAATGAGGGGTGTTGTTTTGTTTTGATTATGTTTCATGATAAAGATACATAATATTAAAGAGCTATTTTGAGCCGCTTGCACGGGAGTGTGAGTGGCTCTTTTTATTGTCGGAAAATTGAAAAGTCCCGACATGGCTCAATACCGGGCAAGTGTGATAAAAAAAGTGAATCACAAAGAAAACACTCAGTGAGCCTAATTCCCGGGACATGCCGTTAGGGGAGGATTTAATATGGAAAAGCCAATATAATACAGGCAAGAAACGACCGGGTTTCTTGCCTGATTTTATTTAACATAATTGTTATTATCTTTGCAAATCAATCATTTCTATAAATGACTGATAAATATCTTTTTCGGGTGCAAATATAAGTCTTTTCAAGTAAACACTACTATTATAGACGTATTTTTCGCCCTATTTTAACAAATATTTAAACTTTTATGCACTTATGGACGGAAAAACTTTAAAAAACAAGGTTAAGAACTTAGATATAAGTTTTGCTCAACTAGCAAGGCTTATGGAGGTCGCCCCGCAAACTCTCTCTACTATTTTTACGGCAAAAGATGTTCGCTCCGGAACCATCGAACGCATTGCCGAAGTACTCAACATTCCTCCTACTTTTTTCTACTCTTCCACTCCCAGCGGTACAGCAATAGCATCTGGGACACAGGCTGTTGCCGCAGTAAACAGCCGGGTATCTACTTCTGTCGAATTATATAAAGAGGTAGAGCTGCTCAAACAGAAAGTGGAAGACCAAAAGCAAATAATATACGAGAAGGAACGTCTCATCTCCCTGCTGATGAACCGTCAGCAGTAGTCCTAAAAAGCAACTAATAACAATTATGTTAAATTCAAAGCAAAAGATGATAGAAAAAAATATTGTTAAAATCGAGCCGGTAAAGAAAACCCGAATTGACATCAAGGAGACGTTGATGAAAATCCCGTTGGGAAAGACGGCTCATTTCTACTGTCGCGAGCTTGGCAACCTGAACCTCGTGAGACAGCACTGCTCGATGCTGAAGAAGAAGGGGGCGGTGTTCAATATCGAGCTGAAGGACTTCGGCGTGGAGTATTTCATTACGAGAATGAAATGACCGGCGTACGGTACTAAGGAAGAGAGAGTTTTTAAACCATAAGTAAAAAAAGAGGGGAAAAGGAAACGACTATGGAGAGAGAAAAGGAAACAGGTAAGTTGAGATTTACCGACGGCGAGGCTGTAAGATGCAGCACTCTTGCCGGTATGGCTTTTATGTCGCTGTTGCTGATATGCTGTGCTCCTGCTGAAAACAGCTGGAGGGCAACGGCAGAGGGAGCGGCGGTATGGGCGGTTGCCTTCATACTGATGTATGCTGCGCTGAGACTGCTGAGGAAGTGGAGAAAGAACGGGCAGATGTCCATGACGGACAGTATAATAAAGAGTGTGGAGGAATAGAGCCATGGCAGAGAAGAGGAAATACACGGCTACGGCAGAGATAAGACTTACGGCTGCCCAGGTGGAAAGGATTGCCGAGAAGGTGAAGGAAGGGATCATTCAGTATCTGGAGAAAACGGAGCCCGACATTGACAAGTTTATGAACTATGATGAAGCTGCCGAATTCTTAGGTTGCGCAAAAACCACGATGTACAAGAAGGTGGGGAAAGGTGAAATCCCTTATGTTACTATAGGTGGAAAGAAGAAATTTCTACGGAAAGAACTTGTAGGACTGGTACGCAGCCTGAACTGAGCCGCCGTCAAGCGGAGATGAAAGTAGAAAAGAAACTGATGAGAGAGAGGAAAGCGGTCTTTGAATGAATCGGGAGGAAAAGCTAATCCCGATGAGTATCCTTTAAAAGGAGCCTAAAAACAAAAGAGGGAGAGAGAAGCCTTCGGCATGACGTTGGAAGCGGTTAGAATAAGGCACCTGCAGAGAATTGATTAAAAGCGTAGGATTTGCGGATGCACGAAACTTAGGACGTGTCGGAGATTCTCTTCTCCTTATCTAAAAAACTTCCTTAAAGGATGAATGAGAATTAAGAGTTACAACTAAAGCTAAATAAGGGGCAAGCAGCCACAGGGAAAGCCCCATCCCCATAAAGTCTACACCCGTCTGCACTAGATAGTCAGGCGGAACGCTCTGAATCTTGGCGGTGGCTGCTTACTTGGTGAAGCCCGACACGGGGCATTGGAGAGCGTGTCATGAACATGTGTCGGCAGACTTGAATGGTCTGCTGCTACTGGAATCTCGGAGCGAGGGAGTTCGATTCTCCCCTTCGCCACAACTTATATTTATCAGCGTAATTGGTTTAAATGATAGAATTTCGGCACCGCGGTGCGTGAGTATAGCGGTGCAACTGCCGAGCCTTCCGTGGGCAACAGGTAAAGCACGGAGGAATAAGACACATCCCATTCGTGGGACTCTCGAAAAGCGTAGGAAACGAGGAGGTTCGAGTCCTCCAGTCGGCACCCTCTTTATTCGGTAAGCATGGCTTTTAAATCACGGGTAGCGCCGTGAGCCTATCGGGACGTGTATAGCTAATGTTTAACAAAAATGCTTCAATCGGTTGGCTGGCTATGGCGGTTCGAGTCCGCCCACGTCCCCTCCATTATATAGGTTATTTTTGTGTGTCTCGTCTCTTCGGTTCGTGAGAATAGAAGAGCTTTTATGGAGCGGTGCTGTCGCCACAAGGTAAGGGACAGGTGAACTATGACAAGCCGCAAGGGAACGAGCGGTTCGGACTGGAAATTCGCGCACGAGTGGGTTCAAATCCCACAGCTCCACAGAAAATTATTATTTATAAGTTTTTCATAGATTAGTTTTTGTGTAAAAATCATTGTCATGGATGACAGGGGGTTCAAGCGTGAATCCCACTTTTTAAAAAGAGCTCCCTTTTATGGAGTCTTTCGTTTTTTTAAGTAGTTTGTATTATAGTGTTTATAAACAAGCCTGCGAAGGTGTATAAAACAAATAGGAAAATATGTAAATCTGTTATGATGGTTTATATGTATATCGGTTCGTGAGGATAGGTATACTTTTAAAACCGGGCAGTCAGCGCGGTAGCAGAAAGGACGGTTGGCATTCAACATAGTTATAATTATAGTATGTATCATGCAGCACCAAAACAAGTATATGCCATATAATAAAGTGAAATTCAGCTCGCCATCAACCCGTCTGCCGGAGGTTCGACTCCTCCACCGCCCACAAAAAAATGAAAAGATTAACAACAATAAATCAAGAGAGAAAATGACAAGCAAAGAAAGAATTACTCTACAGCGCCTGAAGGAGATTTATTCCCCTCCGGGAGAGCGAAGAAAACCTCAGGAAGAGGAACACCTGATACAGTGTGCCTGTGTGAGGTGGTTCCGCTACAGCCATCCCGACATGGCGGAGCTGCTCTTTGCCGTGCCCAACGGCGGACGACGCGACAAGGTATCCGGAGCAAAGCTGAAAATGGAGGGCGTGATCGCCGGAGTGAGCGACCTTTTGCTACTTCTTCCCAACAGGAAGAGCCACGGCTTGTGTATAGAGATGAAGACACAGGCCGGTCGCCAGTCGGAAAACCAGAAGCTATGGCAGTTTAGTGTTGAGGCTGTAGGTTATCAGTATAGCGTATGCCGGTCAGTAGAAGACTTCATAGAAACAGTAGAGGAATATCTGAGGAATTAGGAATTAGGAATTAGGAATTGTTGCTCCAGTTCTCTCAAGAAGCCAGTTCTCCCAGAATTCCCAGGAAACAACAAACAATAAAATAGAGAAACAATGATAAAAAAGAAATCCATTCATTTGCCGCGCGGAAAGATCCGCGGCTATTCAGGCGGGAGGACTGCAATATGAGCAAGTTCATTTTCAACACGGAGTGGGCGGACTTACTGCAGGGTTGCCGTGAGTGGGTTAGGCTGGAGGTGTACGAAGGCATTATCGAATATGTGCGTACAGGGACACCGCCCAAGCTTAAGACTCAGGCAGGTGCGGTATTAAGGTGCATAATCCGCGAGATGGATAGAGACGGACTCCTCCTCACCGCCGATGACACGACAAGTCCGGTAGCCAATCCCCCGACGGGGAGGGAGCATTTGCCTTTACATACTGCAACTGATGCGGAATGCGGGGGAGTGCAACCCGAAGGGAAGGAAACTGCCGAAAAAGCGCCTCGCGCGCGTAATAATAGTCTTATAGCTTATAGTATAGATAATATAAAGAAAAAAAACAAGCAAAAAAAAGATTTTGCCGTTTCGTCCGTTCCGGACTCACTGTTTCTGAAGTTTTATTCTCTTTATGGAAGAGATATAGACAAGCAGAGAGTATGGAGCAAGTGGCAACGGCTGACGGAAGAAGAGAAGAAGAAGATAATGGATTACGTCCCGCTCTATGTTGCGGCAACTCCCGACAAGCGATACCGGCGCGCCCCGCTGACGTTTCTCGAAAAGCGAACCTGGGAGAACGAACTGCCGCCTGTCGCCGCCCCGAAACCTGCCGACACGGCAAAGGAACAGCGGCGCAAGTATGAGCAGCAGTGTATCTCCCGGAGCATAGCCGAAGCCCAGCAGCGTCCGCCCACAAAGGAGGAAGAACGCCAGCAGCGCCGCCAGCAACTCTTAGGCTACGTCCGGGCGGTAAAGGAAAACCCGAAGTCGATAATGCGGGATATTCTCGTGAAGGTTAAGGAAAAGGGAGAACTCGACGAACTGGGGATTGAGTGGAATCCGGAATGACCCACCCTAACCCTCCCCAAGGGAGGGAATGAGATTACTCAATAGTCCTCACAGAACTCCCAGTTTTTCCCATAAAAAACAAAAAAACAAAACAATATGAAACAACAGGAAAACCTTACTCCGCGGCAACAGATAAAGAGTGGCTGCGTGATGATCGTAAAAGGCATAGCCAGAATTGTATGGGGCTTGCTGAGGCTTGTCGACGTGTTTGTACGTCGCTATCCGTATGCCGTAGTGATAGCATGCGTGTTGGCAACAGTTGTCACGGCAGCCGTATGTATAGGCAAGGCGCGCTCCGAGCGTGATGACCTGAACAAAAAGAATTATCAGCTCCAGCAGAAACTCGACACTATAATGATGGTGGATGAGGCTAAGCGTGAAAGCAAGTTCACTTACCACGGATATATGCCGCAAACAGGAAAGGAGGAAAAGAAATGAGCGCGATAAACATTACCGGAGCGATGTCGCCACAGGATATAACCCGGAGCATAATACGACAGAAGGCATGGCGGCTGTATGAAGAATCCGACAATATCTTTTCCCAGGCATACTGTTTTATATGCATGCCAAACGACGCGGCGTCTCTCGCCTTCACCGATGCCTACGAGCAGCTCTCGCAGTCGAAATACTTCCGCCACGAAACGAAGATGTATGCAAAGCGGACACGGAAACTGGTGGAAGTCTACGACAGACATATCTACAATCACATGAAGAAGACGGGGAAGGAGATGCTCTTTATGGAGACATGCGACAACTACAACGAGCATATACGCAAGCACGTGTTTCTGCTCCGTATGGCGATGAAACAGAATCTGGACCTCGACCGCGAACCGGAATCGGAACTCGTGAGCTATCTTCTTACTGCCCTCAACCTTATGCAGATGGCGGTGATGCAATGGGAGTGCTTCTGGACCACGGTAGACAACTCCTGTGGCTACGACCTTAAAAGGGACTTCCGGGGAGGAAGCTTCTGTGATATCTTCGAGGCATGGAGAAAGACGCTTATTTCCCTGCCGTTGGAAGTGAACAGCCGCACACTGGAGAGCAAGGACGTTCAGACCGGTATCTGCTCGCTCCTTCAGAAACTCATTGATCCCGACATCCTGGAAGATGCGATTATGAAGGCGGACGAGAAGATAAGATTGAAAGATTGAAAAATGACAAACGTAATACTAACCACCTTCCTGATAGCAGCAGCTCTCTTTCTGTACTGCGCCCTGTCGGGAGGAAATAAAGACAAGGAAGAATGAAGATACGACAAGCAAAGAAACTCATGCTTCGCACTATCGACAGGATGCCGAAGTACTGGATAGGACAGATAAAGAAAAGCAACCTCACTGTCGGCAGAGGAGACCACCGTCTTGTCGATGCGATGGTTCGGCTGGAGAGATACTGCAAAAGAAAATCAAAAAACAATTAAACGAGAGAGAAAATGATAACAGTAGAAATTAGCAAATCGTTCGACCTCGACGATCTTATCGACTTAATACAGGAAGATGCTGAGGCTAAAGACATTCTCGACTGCCTCGACTTTGACGATATAAAGGACTATCTGGAAGATAATGGATATGACGTTATTGGCGGCGAGATAGATGAGAGTAAACCCTTAATCCGCTATCAGATTAGCCAAATAGTGAAACAGCGGACAAATCTCTATCCCGACAAGGAGACGGTAAAGAAAGTCTTTTCGGATATAATTGATGAACTATGGTAACAGTAACCCTCGTCCTCGTAGCTGCATGGGCATACCACAGCTACAAGGCGATTAAAGAAAAATGATATGATAGCAGATATAATCATCACGATAACAAGCATCCTCTGTGCCGCTTATGTGTGGTTCAGAGTTGGCAGGCAGAAAACCTTCGACAAAATCCTGCACGACTACAAGGAAATGGTGAAGGTATGCCAGACTCAACAACTGATAATTAAAACTTACGAACAAGAATATGGAGAGCTGACAGATGGGACTAATGAATAGAATTAAGGCAGCGTGGGCAATGCTCACACAACCCCACGCATGGTATGCATGTTGGAGCAAGAGTATTGACGACGAACCTGTAACAGAAGCAATGCTATGCCGTGAGGCTTTAATCGTAGCAGCATCACAGCTTGAAGAAACGGGAGAACTTTCAACGGAACGCTGGCAGATGATAATGGAAGTCATTGATGCCCGAAGCGTCATACTTCAATCCATACGGGAAGCAAGCACCGCTCTTGATATTACCGTTCCATTCGTAATCTACGACTGCCAGAGTGAGGAAGATTTTAAAGAACTTAAAGAACAGGAGATTGAGTAATGGAGAAATTCAAGACTATAAAAATAACAGGGTTCGGGAACATTTTATTCGAGGCTGCAATAGTAAGCAATGATGTACTGCGTTTAAGTTATACGTATGACTATACGTGCAAAAGCGATGAAGAATACAAGGCTTATAAAAAAGCTGAACCTTCTTCAAAAGTTGAAGATAAAGGGAATAATGCGCTTAGAGTCTTGGATAGTTTCACTATCCCTGCCGTTGTGTTGGCAAGGATTGGATCGTCCTTGATGCTCGACGAGAACAATGAACTTTATTTTGAAGTCGAAGAACAGGAGGTTGGAAAATGAAATACTTCTATTACACGGCAGTGATATTCATAGGCAAAAAAACATTTCATATAGCCGGTTGTTGTTCTACAGGAGGAAAGGAGTTCCCCATTTGGGGGATAAACAAAGAAATATCAGAAGAGAAAAAAACTCCATTCTCAAATGTGCATATGACATCTTGGACTGAAATCAGCAAGAGCGAATACGAAAAGATGGATTTGGAATATTCCAAATCTGAGCAATAATTATTACACCAAGCAGCCACGCATCACGTGTCGAACTTCGCAACTTCTCACAACAAGATAATAGTGCAGATGCGTGGCTGCTTTAAGCAGAAAGCCAATGAAACAAAGTAAGAATAAACATAAAGCAAGGATGCTTGCCCTCCGCCTGCGAGGCATGAGGATAAAGACAGGCAGGCAAGTATTCAGCTTTGACGAGATGGGCGTGCCGTTCCAAGCTCCTTATGCAATGGACTTGCGAGAGAAGGGTATTATCCCTTATTATAACAACAATTAACGAAATAAAAGACAATGATTGACAATATAACAATAGCTTACAACCACTACGATGTTGTTTACTCAATGCAGATACCGAAAGCAGGTAGTAATATTTCTTACAACCTTGCAGAGGTGTTTGCTGAATTAATTAAGCAGACTAATGCAAATGAGGAAATAGTGATTGAACAACTGATTGATGAGTTTGGGTATAAAAAGAAAGGAGGTGAGAAATGAACTTCTGCACAATGACAATCATAATACTCCTGAAAACGATGAAAGGATGAGGCTCCCCGTAACGTTTCCCGTTTTACTCCGGAGCCGTTCCGGATCTCCTTCGGAACCGTCCCGGAGCCCGACGGGAACCGTCCAAATTTATTCTTACAAAATTTTCTACTCACCTACAACACCTACAAAACAATGATTAATGAAAACAATAATAGTATCCTGGCAGAAAAACATCTCAATAGCCGCGAGAGAGAAAATAAAGCAGCGGTTCGGGATAACCGGGATAACAATAAACAAAGAGAGCCGACTATCACTGACGGAGGAAGACATGAACGACTTCCGCAAGGTGGTGGAGAAAGGTTATCTAATCCCTGTAAACAAACCGCTCCTCCATCCGAGAGAAAAAAGAAATGGGGAAAGAAAATCTCCGAAGGAATGAAACGCTTCTACCGTAAGGAGAGACTCAGAATCATCTCAGGACAGAAACCGAAGTCGAGCCTTCTTTCCCCGTTTCCAAAGAAAATGAGAAAAGCCATGTCGGACTTATGCTACAAATACGGATACTTTCATGTCGGCAAACTACACACCGGCACTCTCTATTATGACCAAGAGACTCGACGGAACATGACAGCCGAAGAAAGCTATGCGAGACGTTACGGCATTAAGTTCGTGGAGGGGGATGATACCCAACCTGGTACCCAACCTAACACCCACCCTAAACCTCCCCAAGGGAGGGAATGAGATTACTCCATAGTCCTCTCAGAACTCCCAGTTCTCCCAGAAAACAGAACTCCCAGTTCTCCCAGCTCTCCCACAAAAAGAAACCGCAAATGGCAAAGTCAAAAACATACAACAAACTCATTCATACCCGTCGCTGGCTCATGCTCCGCCGGCGCAAGCTCACGGAGGATCCACTCTGTGAGCGGTGTCTCAAGGAAGGCAGATACACTCAGGCGACAGAAGTACATCATGTAATGCCCGTAGAGGATGCACTCTCGCCATGGGGGCAAGAGCAGCTCATGTATGACTACCACAACCTACAGGCACTATGCCACCGTTGCCACGTCGCCGTGCATACCGAGATGGGAAGGAGCGGCAAGCAACAGAACCAACGTAAGACAGAACGGCAGAAGGACGATTTCAGGAAACGGTTCTTGGAATAACGTGCACCCGGGGCTATGTTTTTAAAACCGGGGGTACATGCCGTTAAACCTCGCCCCAACCTTTTTCCACGCGCGAGTTGTTTTCCCTATGGTGGGGGAAAGCCCTTTAAGTGGTCCAGAGGTCTGAAAAATCCCGAAACATCTCTGAATAAAGAGCTTTCAGCATATACACCCTAACCGCAGCGAGAGAGAAAAACATAAAGAAAAATGCGTAACGGGTCCCAGCGAGTAGCAAAGCTACTCGTTTCCCCCTGTTACTCCCCATATAGGGGATAATGCTAACTAAAATTATAACCTCTATCGCTATGCAAAAGAAGAAGAAAAGCCACAAGCCGCAGACACTTGCCGACAAGATCCGCAACCGCAAGAACTATCTTATCAGAGTGCTCGAAGAACAGGGTCTCTACCAGAAGGAAATGGCAATGCAAGTAGAAATTGCTGCCCGTCTGTATATCAAAATCCGTGAGTTGGAATCTACCATGTCGGAGCGCAGCTACAGTCCCATACTGCAATGGGAGTCCCGCGAGGGTGCCATACGCAACACCATCAACCCGGTGGAGGAACTCTACTCCGACTATCTCTCCCGTTATCAGCAAGCCCTGAAAGCTCTCGGTATGAACACCGACTCGAAGGAAAGAAAGAATCAGAAGGGCGACGGACTCTCTGACTTCCTGAATAAGTTTAATGAGTAAAAACCAAAACAACAATGACAGAAACAGAAAAACAACATCTTCGCCAGCTTAAGGCAGACACCGCCGACTGGCTCTATCTTGCCTCCGCCTCCTTCGGTGCTACATATCATGATGTTCTTGCCGGCACCGACCCTCGTCTGGAGCAATATGCCCGTGAGGTTGCCGAAAACCCGAAACGGCATAATCTATACGAGCTCCTCGCCCTGAAGCGCTATCTTCAGCTTTCCGAACGCTACGAATGGAGGGCTAAGAAGGTAAGGAATTTCTTCAAGTTCTATGAGCTGATACGTTTCAACGGCGCCACCGGCAGACAGCGGTACAAACTCACTCCCGTCCAGACTTTCCAGTTTGCCAGCATCTTCGGATTCTACGACAAGGAGGGTCGCCGTCTCTGCCGGACCGCTTACATCTTCGTGCCACGTAAGTTCTCCAAGACTACCAGCGCTGCATCTCTCGCCGTCTACGATATGCTCTTCGGCGACAACAACGCACAGGCTTACGTCGGTGCCAACAGTTATGAACAGGCCAAGGTGTGTTTCGATGAGATACGCCATATCATGCAGGACATCGACCCTACGGAGCGCCATTTCCAGGTAAACCGCGAGAAGATCACCTTCAAGGACCGCATGCGCGACAGTATGGCTCGCTGTCTTACTGCCAATGCCAAGACTCAGGACGGTCTGAACGCTTCGCTCGTTATCATGGATGAGTATGCACAGGCGCGGAACACGGCTGGAAAGAACGGAGCCGACCTGAAGAATGTACTTACCTCCAGTATGGGAGCCCGGCGCGAACCGCTCACCGTGGTTATTACCACGGCTTCGGAAGTTCTCGACGGACCGTTTTATCATGAGTTGGAGGGCATAAAGTCTGTATTGGAGGGGGACATAAAGAATGACAACGTCTTTGCCTCGCTCTTCATGCCTGATGTTGACGATGCTGAAGACTCTCCCGACACCTGGCACAAGGTGCAGCCCCATTTGGGCATCACCGTACAGAGCGACTATTATGAGAAGGAATGGCAGACGGCTCAACTCTCGGCGGAGAACATGATGACGTTCCGCACGAAGTTGCTCAATGTCTTCTGTGTGAACGAACAGAAGACGTGGTTCTCTCCTGAGAAGGCAAAGGATCTGTTGACGGATTTTTCTATCGACCGCGTCCAGGGACACCCGGCTTGCGCTGTTGCCTTCGACCTCTCCGTCCGCGACGACTTCTCTGCCGTGTCTTACACTCTCTACTCTCCTCAGTCGAAGAAGTTTTATTGTCATACTGACTACTACTTTCCCGATGGCTGTCTTGCCGGGCACCCTAACGAGCAGCTCTATCGCCAGTGGGCGGCAGAGAACCACCTCCTCCTGTGCCACGGAAACCGTATCGACGTGAAGATGATAGCTAACGACATTCTCCGGCGCTCTTCTGTTCTCAATATTATCCGTATCGGATACGACCAGTACAAGAGTCAAGAGCTGGTGAACATTCTTGCCAGCGTGGGCAACAACGGAGCGCTCACTCCGTTCAGCCAGACTTATGGTTCGTTTAATCTCCCGGTGGAGGCGTTCGAGATGCTTACCTATGCCGACCCGCCAGGCATCGAACTGAACCGTAATCCTATCAACGTGTTCTGTCTTCAGAACTGCATGCTCGACGAGGACCGCCTGGAGAACAAAAAGCCGATAAAACTTTCCCACTACCGAAAGATTGACGGAACTATCACCATGCTCATGACTATAGGACTGCTGTATTCTTATCAGAGATAATGACACCCACCCTAACCCTCCCCAAGGGAGGGAATGAGATTACTCCATAGTTCTCCCAGTTCTCCCAGAACTTCCAAACCAGTTCTCCCAGTTCTCCCAGGACTCCCAAAAACCAAATTATTAACAATTAAAAATTACACAATTATGAGAATTTCAATTTCAGACAGCAACACTTTCCACGTTTTCGTCCCTGAACAAGACTTCTGGATGGCTCGCCACGAGCTGCAACTCCTGAAGAAGGAAATCGAAAGAGTTCTCGCCCTCACGGAAGGGAAATAAAAAAAAAGAGACCCTGCAGCTCCATCAGCTACAAGGTCTCTTTTTTAACCTAAAACGTTACGCTTCTACTCAGTAACCATCTTTTCTCCGTCGTCGAGGCTCTGCGTTCCCGCTGCTTCCTCACCGTCAATCTCGTCAAAGCCGGTGTATTTGTCCGCCTCCCTGAACTGAGCTTCATTAAAGAGGTCTGCCGAGCGGAACTTCTTGCCGAGGAAGAGATTCAAGTTCACTCTCTTGATGCTGTTCCCCGTTATCTCCTTTGCCGTCGCCGCTCCGTTGCAGTGAATACCCAGGCGGAAGATGCCGAGGTCGTCGATACGCACCGCCTTGCCGTCGAGCAAAAGCTCTCTCAAGCAGGTCTCCATCTCGATGATCACGCCGCGGATGGTTGCCTCACTGAACACACAATGGTGTTTTGCCATGTGCTGGATAAACTCGTCGAACTCTACAAGTTCGCTCACCGCACGGACATACCATTTCTGATAACTCCCCTCATTGATGAGATTGTTGTTCTGATACTTCTTGTACTTAATCATAACTGTTTCCCTCTCTTTTTTTAAGGATCCTGTGGCACTATTGCCGCTGCAAAGGTAAGGATCCGAGTCTCCCCGTTCTGCGGTTCCTGACGTTTGCGGGTGTTTGTCTGCCGTTACGTCCTGTTACGTCCTGTTATTCTTGTAAAAAGAAAAGATTTTCCTCTATTTTCTCCGTACCTTTACATCGGTCTGCATGGATGCTCGTCTCAGTGCTCTCAGTGCTCTCAGCTCTCCCATCACTTCTCACCAAAAATCCAAAAACAACTCCTCATGAAAAAGAACAACCTCCCATTTACCATCAGAGAATACGGCAGACAAGAACTTGCCTGTCTGTATTGCCCCACTCTCAAACCTGATTTCGCATGGAAGAAGCTGCGCCAGTGGATGGATCTCTATCCCGGACTGACCGACCGTCTCCGTGTTACCGGATACGACGGCAGCAGGCGCTCTTTCACTCCTCAGCAGGTTTCAATAATAGTGGAAGCCATGGGCGAACCATAAACATAATAGTTCGTCAGTATCTGTTTTGTTTCATCGATAAGGCATGCTTTTGACACATTATCATACTTTATATAGAGATTATAAGCGAAAAATCCGCTTCCACTCTCTGCATATCCCTGTATGCCGTGGATTTTTTCGTAACTTTACATCAAAATAACTCGCTGACTAATCCAGCATAACTCAAACCCAATAAAATGCCAATATGAGTAAATGGTGGAATAACGTAAAAAATTTTCTCTCTCGCGACAGTCAAGATGTCGCCACCTCTACCACACGCAGCAACCTCCTCCCTGTGCGTGACGGTAGAGGTATTTTTATATGGGGCGAAACCGGAGGCTCACTTGCCGTTGCTACGGTGTTCCGCTGTGTCCGCATCCTCTCCGACTCTGTGGCAAGTCTGCAGCTCCAGTATATGAAGCGCAATGGCGACCGCTACGTCGAGGATATTGACAGCCCACTCCATTATCTGCTTCATGTGCAGCCACAGCCGGAGCGGTCTATCTTCGACTTCTGGTCTATGGCAATCCGCCAGATTCTCGTTGAGGGTAATGCCTATATTTATCCAAGACGTGTGAACGGAGAAGTTACCGACCTCGTCCTCTGCTCCAACAATACGGTGTCTCACGACGTGGTGAACGCTACATATACGGTTCATGATCCTTACACCGGTGTTTACGGAACGTTCCCGGAGAAGGACATGATACATCTGTATATATATTCTTCCGACGGCATGCACGGCGAGAGTGTTCTCTCTTATGCCCGCCGTACGGTGGATATTGCCAGTGCCGGCGATATGGAGACGCAAAACAGATTTTCTAACGGGGGAACCGTCAGAGGTCTTGTCAGCAACGACAAGGGTGTTCAGGGTTTCGGAGAATATCAGGACAAACAGCTGGAGAGTGCCGCTACGGATATTGACGACTGTTTCCAGAGCGGACAGCGCATCGTCAGTCTGCCGGGACAGGTGGCTTTCAGCCAGCTCTCGCTCTCCAGTACCGATATGCAGTTCTTGGAGAGCCGCAAATTCACGGTTCGAGAGATTTGCCGTTTCTTCGGTGTCAATCCGTCGTATGTCTTCGACGATACTTCCAACAACTACAAGTCTGCCGAGATGGCGGGTGCTGCTTATCTTCAAATGACGCTCGACCCTATCCTCAAGCGCATTGAGGCTGAATTTACCCGCAAACTTATTCCCCGTGAATTGTGTTGCCGGCAGATTTTCCGCTTCGACCGCAAGGGAGTGTTCTCGCTCGACCTCGAGTCGCGTGCCGCTTATCAGAAGGCAACCATCGAGTGTGGTATCTTTACTGTCAACGAGTGGCGCCAGGCTGAAAACCAGCCACAGGTGGAAGGCGGCGACAAGGTGTTTGTGTCGGCGAACCTGAAAGGGATAATGGAAACATAGTAGTCTATAGCCCCTCCCTAACCCACAGCCCCTCCCTAACCCTCCCCAAGGAGAGGGAACAGAGACTACTCCATAGTTCTCTCAGAACTCCAAGTTCTCCCAGAACTCCCATAAGTCTTATTAGTCCTATTAAAAACAAAACAATATGCAAAAAAGAACTATCTCAATCGTTTCCGGTCTCCATCTCCGTGAGGCTCCTGAGGGCGAAGAGAGCCGCACTATCGAGGGCTATGCCCTGAAGTTCGGTGTTCGCTCCAAGCTGCTCTGCGACTGGTGGAATGACTATTATGAAGTGCTGGAGCCAGGCTGTCTTACTGCCGACACTCTCAGCCGACAGGACATCAAACTCACCATGTTCCACAACCGCCAGATTATCCTCGCCCGTAGCAATCAGGGCAAGGGCACTCTCTCGTATGAGGTTGATTCCACTGGAGTGAAGTTCTGGGCTGAGATGCCTAACACTGCCGACGGCGACAAGGCTCTCGAACTCGTAAAGCGAGGCGACATCGACGGCTGCTCTTTCATGTACTCTACCGACGAGAACGACAGCGAGAATGCCGTCAGTTACGAGAAAATCAAGGAGGGTGATACTGAGGTGCTCCTCCGCCACGTTAAGCGTATCGACAACGTTTATGACTTCACCCTCACCCCCGACCCTGCCTATGAACAGACGGAGGTAACACGCCGCGAAGTCGAGGACCACGGTATCAGTTTTGCCAAACCGGAGCCAATGCCCGACCTGAAGAAGAAGGCTGCGATACTTCGCGAAGCAAGAAAAAGAATTAGGAATTAGGAAAGAGGAATTAGGAATTATTAGTCCTATAACTCCCATTTCTCCCAGAACTCCCAAATCAGTTCTCTCAGTTCTCTCAGTTCTCCCAAAATCCATAATCATTTTAAAATAAAAAATCATGCCAAAAACAGTTTTTAATTTCCGTTCTGCCTATGAGCGCATCGACGCTATCAAGGCACGCCTTACCGAGATGGCGGAGAATCTCGAAAGTGATCAGAAGCGCGAGGATTTTACCGATGCCGAAAAGGGAGAGCAGAAGCAGCTCTACCGCGAGCTCGACATTCTCGAAATGAAAATCAAGGCAAACACCCCTACCATCGCGGTTATGCGCCACGAGGATATCGCCGACGCTACACGCAAGATGCGCGAGTGTATCGCCGAGGGCAAACGTTTCGAGTTAAAAATCAGCCGTGCCGTTTCCTACTCGTTCGGAGGAAACACTTCCGGCTATGCCGACCCAGCTACAAGCACTAACCCGGCTCCTGTTACTATGGGCGATATCGTTGAACCGCTCTACAGCCGTACTATCCTCTCGGCTATCGGCTCTCCATTGCTCACCGGACTTAAAGGCAACTACACATGGCCTGTTGTCGAGGCCTTCGAGGCTACTGTCAACGACGAGGGCGTTGCCCTGGGCGACACCAAGATTCCGGTGAACAAACTTATCGCTAAACCGGAGCGTATCGGCGTGGCTGTTCCTATCACCCGTGAGACTCTCAACGAGACCGACGATTTGTTGATGACTGTCTGCACCCAGTACATCCCTGTGGCTGCTGCTGCCCTGATGAACAAAATCATGTTCTCTAAGACTAAGGTTTCTAATGCGACCAACCTTGTCGGACCGTTCGTCAATCTGAAGACCGCACAGAAGATTGAGTACACAGGCGACGCTCCTACTATGGCACAGCTTCTGAAGCTGAAGGGTACTGTTCTCGGTAGCAACGTCATGCCGGAGGGCCTCTGCTATGTAATGACTGAGACGACCAAGGCTCTGCTTGAAGGCACTCCAAAGTGGGACGGTGCCAACCAGGCCATTGTCGACGAGAATGGCAAGATCAGCGGTGTTCCGGTATTCTGCTCTTCTTATGTAACTGAGGGCGACGTTCTCTTCGGAGCGTTCAAATATGCTCCTCAGGGTCTGTTCGGAGAGATGTCTGTTATCATCGATCCTTACACTCTCGCCCGCAAGAACAGCATCGACTTCGTTCTCAACCTCGACTACGCCATCACTGTTCTCCGTGATCAGGCGTTTGCTATGTTGAGCAAGGAGGTTGGACAGTAACACCCACCCTAACCCTCCCCAGGGGGGGAAGATCCCCGCCCTAACCCTCCCCAAGGGGAAGAGCCCCTCCCTAACCCTCCCCAAGGGGGGAGGGGATAGGGGTTACTCCAGTTCTCTCAGTTCTCTCAGAACTCCCAGAAAACAGTTCTCTCAGAACTCCCATCAGTCCTATCAGTCTTATCAATTAAAAAGAATATGAGCATAATATCCCTCGATACATTCAAGAAGCACATCCGTGCCGACGACATCCGTGCCGACGACGAGAAACTTCAGCTCCGTCTCGATGCTGCTGAGGCTTATGTGGTGAACTCCACTAACCGCTCTCTCGACGAACTTCTGGAAATGGGCAATGGCGGTCTGCCCCTCCCGATAGTCCAGGCGGTGCTCATGGCTGCCGCCTCTTTCGACGAGAACACTCAGGCTGTTTCTTCTCAGCAACTCCACGAGAACCCGATGTTACCGGCTCTGCTGAAACAGTATCGTAAACTGGCAAGAGAGTAAAGCCCCACCCTAACCCTCCCCAAGGGGAAGAAACAGGGATTACTCCAGTTCTCCCAGTTCTCTCAGAACTCCCAGGAAACAGTTCTCTCAGAACTCCCAGTTCTCCCAAAAACCTCAAAAAACAAACAACTATGGAATCAGGATGGATGCGTGATTATCTCGACATTATGGAACCGGTGAGAACCACCAATTCCTTTGGTGAAGAAAAGGTGGAATACTCCCCTGCAAGGAGAATCCACGCTTATATGCTTGCTCAACGCGGCAATCGTTCGGAGGAAGTTCAGGAACACTTCCCCAACTATACCGCCCAGTTCGTCATTCGTTCTGAGCACCGTATCGCCGACAACTGGCGTGTACGTCATTATGGAGGTTATCTCTATACGGTAACGAATATCGTACCCTACGGACACGACCGCGCCTATAAAACCTTACAGTGTGAAAGAGTAAACGAATAGAATTAGGAAAGAGGAATTAGGAATTAGGAAAGAGGAATTAGGAATTATTACTCCATAGCTTCCCCTACAAAACCTACAAAACCTACAAAACCTACCCCACCTACAACCCCTCCCCCACCTACAAAACCTACAAAACAAAAAGATCATGGACACTCCCCTTACCAACCTCCTTCGCGAGATGACTCCCCGTCAGATCCGCAACTCCCTCAAGCGTGCCTATCGCGCCGAGGCGAAGAAGGTGAAAGCTATTGCCGAGAGAAAGCTCGACAGCAGTGGTCTTCATGTTATGGGTAGCAAAAGCGACCTCCATAAAGGTATACGCACCCGCATCTATTCCCGTGGCGGTGGCTTTATGCTCACCGTAAAGCCCGGCAAGGGTAATGTAAAGAGCATGCACAAGAACCGGCGTGGGTTTCTGAAACCTGTTCTCTTGTGGGCTGAGGAAGGAACCGTGGGACGTTTCACCCGCAACGGTATGCGTCGCGGACACATCACCGGCTCCATGCCCTCCTACGGTTTCATGGCTGCCGCCGAAGACGAAATGCTCCAGACTGCCGAAAACGACCTCTTTTCTGAGGTTGAGATCGCCGTTGAAAAAGTAGCAAGAAAAGCAGGAATAATTTAAGGAATTAGGAATTAGGAAAGAGGAATTAGGAATTATCCCCTACCCCACCTACAAAACCTACCCCCACCTACCCTCCCTACAACACCTACCCCACCTAAAAGAAAACAACATGCAAAAAACATCAATTTCCATCGGCGAGGCCATCAACGACCTCCTATCTTCCGACAAGACACTTGTCTCTGCCGTAACAAAGATCTTCCCAATCATAACCGACAAAGCTGATCTCCCTTATGTAGCATATCGCCGTGTTAAAACGGAACAGATAAGCGTAAAGGGCTACCGAACGGGCAGTGAGATGGTAACGGTTCAGGTGAACAGCTATGCCGCATCTTACGAAAAAAGTATCACTATCGCTGAAATGGTTCGCCAGATTCTCGACGGTGTACAATACGACAAGAACGGTATCTTTATTCGCAGTTCCGTCTTGTCAAGTTCTGAGGAAACATGGGAAAACGATGCCTTCGTCCAGAAACTCATCTTTGAATTTAAAGTTTAAGGGATTAGAAATTAGGATTTTGGAATAAGGAATTAGGATTTATTACCCTTACCTTCCCCTACTCCACCTACAAAACCTACCCCACCTCCCCCACCTACAAACCTTTAATAAAAACCATCAACCCTAAAAAAATAACCATTATGAGCAACAACAATTATGTAAACGGCAGCGACCTGCTGCTTAAAGTTGACGACAAATGTGTCGGCCACTGCACCACCCACACCCTAACCTTCGGCAGCGAGACAAAGGAGCATGCCGTGAAACCGATTGCCTCTAAGAAGAAGAGCGCCGGACTGTGGAAGGGACAGAGTGTTACTTCCCTCTCTATCGAGATTAAGGCTGAGGGTCTTATCTTCACCGGCGAGACCGAAAACGGTTTCTCTCAGATTTCCCCACTGTGGGGAGCTGGCGACAGCATTGCCGTTGAGACTTTCGAGCGTGAAGGCGACTCCACCCCTTATGTTAAGGGGAACTTCGTTATCGACTCGCTGGAGCAGTCTGCACCGGCTCAGGATGATGCTACTTACAGCATCTCACTGAAGAACGACGGCGAACCGGAAATTTATCCGGGAAAGCCAAGCGCTGAGGAATAACTTTTATTAATTTCCACCGAGTTCTCCGAGTTCTCCGAAAGCTCTCAGTTCTCCCAGTTCTCCCAAAACTCCCAGTTCTCCGAAAAACTCCGAAAAACTCCCAGTTCTCCCAGAACTCCCAGAACTCCCATTTAAAAAGAAAAGAATCATGTCAAAATCAATCACTATCAACATCAACAACAAAGAATACCCCTGCCGTCAAACCTTAGGAGCCATGCTCCGTTTCAAGCGCGAGACCGGCAAGGAGGTTACCGAAATGGATGCCGGAAGCATCACCGACACTCTCACCTTCCTCTACTGCTGCATAAAATCTGAGTGCAAGAACGAGAATATCGAGTTCAATATGTCGCTCGACGACTTCGCCGACGCTCTCTCTCCTGAGGATCTTGAAGAGTGGAATAAGGCTAACGCACCTGAAGATGGCGCTGATGAAGCGGAAGGCGACGGCGAAAAAAAAAGCTGACAATATGCCAGCTTATGGGATATGCTGTTGGAGTTATCGGGATGAGGCTCGACGATTTCTGTCGCCTCTCTCCGGAGGAGTTTTCGTCAGTGTCCGAAGCCTTTTCCCGTAATCAGGAACAGCACGTTGAGGACTCCTGGGAGCGCATGCGTCTGCTTGCCGCTATCACCATTCAGCCCCACTGCAAAAACCGCATCCGTAAGGAGCAGCTCGTTCCCCTGCCGTGGGATAAGAAGAATAAAGATAACCAGTTCTCTCAGCTCTCTCAGTCCTCCCAGCTCTCTCATCTCTCCTACCACGGCGACGACCTCACTATAGAGCAGCGTCTTGCAAGGGCTAAGAAGAGAATGGAGATGGAAAAAGGAAAGGAGATTTAGGCATTACCCCTACTTCCCTCCCTACTACACCTACCCCACCTACCGCACCTACAAAACTTACAAAACCTACAAAACAATATGAAAGTACTTGACCTTTTCGGCAACGAGACCGAAGTAAGAGAAAGGACTCACGCAGCAGAAGAGGCAAAACGCAAGGCAGAAGAGGCAAGGGCTACAGTATGGGAATTGTCGGAAGCGGAACACATGGCGATAGAAAGGTTGAAGAACAGAAACAGAGCCTTATGACGCTTATCCCTGCCATGAATAACCTTTACAGTGTACCATAATACCAAGGATATGAATCATTGTCATCTGACGATGCAATTTTCAACATCTGGTATCTGCCGCAAACAAAGCAGGATATGCAAGAAATGACAATAAAGGCAAAGATGCTGTTTACGCTAAAATTGCTCATAGAATAAAATAAGTCTATGAGCCATAAACAAGTGAAGAATCTATTGGCAGGTTTAATTTCCTCAAAAGCCTTTTTCTTCTCCTCTTTTGTCATGTCATCTATCGGTTTCATAAGCTGTATTATTTAATGCACTGCAAATATACTAAAATAAAGCTTTAATAAACAAATAAATCATAACAAAAATGTCGAAAGATGTAAAGTTTAACATAAAAATCAATATTGACGGTAAGGAAGGAATAGGAATCGTTACTACGGATGTAAAAAAACTTCGTCAGTCTTTCGACGAGGCAAAGAGTTCGTCTGGGCAACTTCGCGACAAACTTATTACATTCAACCAAGCCACGGCAATTGTTCAGAACATGTCCTCTGCCGTCAACAATCTCCGCGATGTCATGGCTGGTCTTGCCTCCAGCTATAACGCCGTACAGCAGTCTAACACCCTTCTGACCACGGTTATGCGCCAGCGCATGGATGCCACCGACCAGGATATTAAGAAGGTGAACGAGGTTATCAGTGTCCAGTCGCAGCTCGGCGTTGTCAGCGGGACAGTGCAACGCATGGGAGCACAGCAGATTGCAACTTTTCTGAACGAGAAGACTACGCTCAACACTCTTATTCCGGCAATGAACAACCTCATAGCCCAACAGAAAGGAGTGAACAACACTCAGGAGGATGCCCGGAATATCGGAAACTTGTTGGGAAAGGCGATGCAGGGCCAGACTTCCGCCCTGCGGCGTGTCGGCATAACCTTTACCGAATCTCAGGAAAAGGTAATGAAATTCGGTACGGAACAGCAACGTGCAGCCATGCTTGCTGAAATAATCACCGACAACGTGGGCAACATGAATGCCCAGTTGGGGAAGACAGATGCAGGACAATTGAAGCATGTCGAGATGCGTTTTGCTGCAATTAAACTGCAAGTAGGCGAGCTCGCGCAAAAGTATCTGCCGCAAATCACACTCACAGCTCAGGCTCTTTCTATTGTTACGTCGCTTATCACGGTAAGCAACAGCATGAGGGGAGTGATTGCCGTCATTACACAATTGAATATTGCTCAAAAGTTGACTACAGCCAGTACATGGCTATGGAGCACTTCGGGCATTGCTGCCGACAGTATTCTGAAATCTCTCGGAGTGAGCACTTCAATGGCAACGGCTGGTGTGTATTCACTGAGAACTGCCGTACAGAGTCTTATATGCGCTTCGGTTATCGGTACTGTCCTTGTCGGTCTGAATATGATCATTACCGAAATGATTTCCTCTACCGATTCCGCCGCCTCCAGTACCAAACAACTCTCTGAAGCTGAGCAGCAGGCTGCCGCCGCCCACAAACAACAGCAACAGCAGATTGCCGGCGTAGTGGCTGCCCTGAATACCGACATCGCCACGCTCCGCAACTTCAAGGGTTCGAAAAAGGAGGAGAAGAAGGTTGTAGACGACATGAACCAGAAATACGGCGAGAGTATGGGCTATTACAGTTCCGTCTCCCAGTGGTACACGGCTCTTGTCGGCAACTCCAAGGCTTACTGCAACCAGATGATAAACGAGATTAAAATACGTGATCTCGCCAACAAGGCGGCTACTGCCGAACAGGAGGCTCACGATATAAGGTATGACGGAAACGGAAAGACGAGGAAATACAGCAAGAAGAAGTCGTTAGAAAAGCTTGAATGGCATTATGACCAAAATGGGCGAAAGACATACGCAACCGCTGCCGGAAAATCCGACATTGAAAAAGCTCAGGAACGATACAGCTCCAAAATGTCTGAGGCTAAAAATTACCGTTCTCAGATGGAGTCTCTCGTCAAGCAAAACTCCAATACCACCTACAACAAATACAACGGCTACTCCCCTACCTCCCCTACCTCCCCTACAACACCTACCAAACCTACCAAATCTACCCCCTCTACCCAATCCTCCCCCAAAGAGGATACCACCCTCCAGGGTCAAATCAACGCCCTCCAACAGGAAATCAACCACACCAAGGACGCGGGGCTCAAGGAGGTTCTCCAGTCTCTCCTCGACATGCTCGCCCGTGAGCGCACAAAGATACAACAGACTGCTGCAAGTGCCGCCGTCAATGCCGGCACACAAGGTAAAGCAACTTCAATACAGCAGTCTGTCGTGTCTTCATCTCTCGACATGGGGAAGGTTAAGGGTGTCGACACTTCCAATATCAAGGTGAACGTAAAGGTCAAGGGTACCGAAGAACTGGAGCGCATGCAGCAGGCCATCGCCTCACTCTCCAATATCGACCTTCAGAGTTTCAGCGGCGTGCAACAGGCTCTGCAAAGTATTGCCAGCATCTCCCAACCTACCGCCCAGGGCTTTGCCGCTGCCGGTGCGGCTTGCTCGGCTCTGGGTAGTGCCCTGCAACAGCTCGGCGAGGATTCCGCCGCAGCCAAGGCGGGTATGGTTATCGCCGCTATCGGACAGCTCGTTCTCTCGTTTTCACAGGCTATGGTGTCGGCGGCTCAAGCTGGATGGATAGCATGGCTCGCCTTCGGTATTGCCGGCACGGCACAGCTCATCAGCCTTATTGCTACAATCAGCGGATTCACCACCGGCGGTGTGGTTGCCGGCTCTCAGGAGCGGGGCGACAAGTTGATGGTGGGTGTGAACAGCGGTGAGATGATTCTCAACAAGGCGCAGCAGCGCCGCCTCTTCGACATCGCCGACGGCAACGTCTCCACTCCACGTGTGGACACGTCGCCCGGACGTCTCGACTACTCCGCCATCTCTTCCGTGGCGATGATGGCTGCCGCCTCGGCTCAGCCGCAGGTGGTGGAGTTCCGTATCAAGGGTAACAGTCTGTATGGAGTGATGCAGAACCACAGGAGAATATCGGGGAAAAGTTATAGGATATGATAACCCACCCTAACCCTCCCCAAGGGAGGGAATGAGATTACTCCATAGCTCCCCCCCCTACAAAACCTACCCCACCTACCCCACTTACAAAACCTACAAAAATATGATTTACCAAGCCTCTTTTATCAACCGCAAGGGCGACACCATTTCTCTCGCCATCTCGATACCTTCCCTCCCTGAAGGCACCGCCCGTCTTGACGACGGCTCTGCCGGAGTGTATCTTGCCGCCGACGACGCCATTACGATAGAGGGTAGTGCAAGCGACACGTTCGCTCATATACTTTCTTCTACTGCCGCCGTCAATATAGTAACCGTTGACGCTCTGACGGACTTCTTCCGTTCCTCGGTGTTCGACGCGCCCGTTTCCATATCGTGCAACGACACGTGTGTCTTTGCCGGCTATCTCTCGCCGCAGAGCTACGACCAGGACTATATCGACCCTCTCGACGATTTCCAGCTTAACTGTGTCGATGCTCTCTCTGCCTTGCAGTATGCCAAATACAGGAATGTTGGTGCCGGGGGCGTGGACTTCGCAAAGGTGAAGCTTAATGCCGAGCAGCTGTCTTTCCTCGACATTATTAGGGAACTGCTCCAGACTGTCAGCGGTGCCGTCGGATCTTCGCCGCGTCTCTTCTACGACGGTAGCAAGGCTATCGACGCTACGGAGGCTAACAGATACTCCATTTTCTCGCAGGTCTCCGTGAACGAGCTGCTCTTTTTGGGTGATGAGGAGGATGACGTCTGGACTCAGGATAAGGTGCTGGAGGAGATTATGCGCTATCTCGACTTGCATATCACGCAGAGGGGAAAGGACTTTTACGTCTTCGACTGGCAAACGGTGCGCTCGGCTCAGTCGGTGGAATGGCACGACGTTCTCGGCTCTGACATCATTACGGAGAATCTCTCTACTGAAACTCTTACGGTACAGAACGTGGAGGATACTTCTACGCAAATCAGTATCGGAGAATGCTACAACAAGCTCCTCCTTACCTGCGATCTTCAGGAGATGGAGAATATCATAGAGTCGCCGCTCGACAGCGATTCTCTTTCCGACGGATTCCCGGGAGGACGGCAGCACTATATGACGGAATACAGTGCCGAAGGCGAGGGTACAAGTGCATTCTTCGATTTCAAGAAGATGGTGAAGGAGGGAGCGAGCGACTGGAGCGGTTCTACGATTACCGAATGGTTCATTAAGGTGATGAAGGCTACCAACTGGAAGTTCTAT